CAACATGTAAGAACCCATCTTCTTTAGTGTAGTTAGCTATCCCTTCAACAAACGATGATAGATACGTTGAAACAGCAGATAGTCTCTGTACATCCTCTAAGAACTGAATAGCTGGGGCCATACCCCGTGTCCTAGCTGTTGATATGAGGATATCTAGATTGCCTTTACTAGTACTAAAACCATTGTTACTAACCCATGTCTTGTTAGGTGGATTAAACATAAGGCCAGCAGTTCTATTGGTTGGCTTAAGTTGGTAGCCCCTAGACAAACAATCTGCACATCTGCTTGGGTTCTTAAAGTTAGAACCATCCTTTTTCTTTTTGTAGTGGCTACCTTCCCCATTACATGTAGGACAACTAGATGCTACTGTTCTGTTAAGCATTCTACTGTTAGCTGCAACAGCATCCTTGAACTCTTGTGGGGTACGTGTAAATGCAAATAAGTCTACCCATTCCTTTTTGTCTATCACAGCACGAGAAAATATAACCTGGGAAACTTGTTCGGGGCTATTTAGATTGACAGGAGTATCTCCCATTAGCTCTCGTATCTGGCTAAACAATCTCTTTTCTATATCAGCTTTCTCTTGCTTGAATAGTTCCCTTACTTCTTGAAGGGCTCGTCTATCCACCCGGAATCCCCGCATATACATTCTTGTGAGGGCTTGACAGACTCGGAAGGTAATGTCTCGTACTCTATCCATTCTGTCTCCCTCGCTTTGGGCTCCGGCTTCGGTAGTAATAGCAACGAACAACTCGGAAGTAGTGTCAATGTCACAACCAAGGTAATAGTTAAGCTCATCAAGCGGTATCTCATTTGTGTTGTATCCTTCTTTGAAGTATTTCTTTAATGTATCATCTTTTTGAAAGGTTAGGTTTCTTCGCTCTGCACAAGCCAATAAGCTAAGAGGTTGCTTCTGCCCTCTCTGCAAAAGGTATTCAGCAAGCATTGTATCATATATCTCCCCCTCGTATTTAAAACCTGATGACCAGAGCCACATCAAATCGTGTTGGGCATTATGCATAATCAATAAGGTTGTTTTGTCTAAGATAGTTTGTAACAGTTTGGCATTAGCACCAGTACGGTCATTCTCTTCTACATGGTCAAACGTCAGCAGGTATCTCTCGCTAGGTATATCCACATTCTTAGTACCCACTTGAACTAAGAAGTTATTAGCCTCGAAAGGGTCCATGTGTGTCTTGCCATTTCGTTTCGTAGTTGTGTTCTCTACATCTAATACTATTCTCATGCAGTGTACTGCGCTATGTCACCTTGCAGTTGGCAAGTAATACGTCCATGAAATCCACCCTGTAATTTGTTCTTAGCTATATTCAAGTGTCTCTCTGTGTCTTCCATTTCATTACCTTCCATAACCCTATTCTTACCTATAAGTATCATTAGATCAGCCTCCGCTGCTTTACCTGTCTTACTACCCTCTAACATTGACTGATCAGGTGAAGCTAAACCTTCTGCTGCGGCACTAAGCTGGGACAACCAGAACACCGCACAGTTATATTCCTTAGCTATGTTCCTGGCATGTATGGCGGCATCTCTTAAATAGATATCTGTCTTGTCACTTGTCCTGGGGGCAAACTTATCTCCCATGTCTAGTACTAATATGTCAGGTTTCGTTGCTTTAACTACTGCCTCAACCCAAGACAAGTCCTTGCCTGTAGCATCCTTAATCTTTATATTACTATTTACTTTATCATACCTCATGCTTGCCTTAGAAGTGTTCGACTTTATCTCATCGAGCGTCATAGTTGTTGCGGCTGACAGGTATCTTGCCCCTACCCGGTGCGAGGACTCCTCATTACATAAGACCACGCACTTAGCTCCTTGTGATGCAAAACCATGAGGCGAAGCTATCATAGAAGCATGGAAGGATGTCTTTCCTGTGTTAGGCCTAGCCCCCACAATTATAAAGTGTCCTCCACTAACACCCTCAACCTTACGATTTAGAGTAGGTATATTAAACTTCCATTGTGTCTCAGTCTCATTAGCTTTCAGTAGGGTACTTATACTCATGTCCTCAAACTCCATCTTTAAGTTGGGAGTAAAATCATCTTGGTAGTTCTCTATAATCCTCCGTAAGGGCTCCAAGGTGCTCTCAGTGCCATTAGCATAAGAGAAACCAATATTAGCTACCTCCTCCCCAACACAGTGTTGAAACATCTTAGACATAACCTCGTCTGCCACCTCATTATTAAGAGCCCGGCTGTTACCAATCTTTCTGAATATCTCTTTATACTGCCCCATATTAGCTGTCGTAAGAGTTTTGTTAGCTGAATAGAACAGTGCCTCTAGATCAACTATAGATAAACTACTATCGTATGTCTGCATGGCATGATCTAAAGTTTGCTTTATCTTTCTAATATTTTTAGTGAATATTTTGTCCGGGCACTTTATCCCTTTGTGTGCTTCGTAGAAGTCTTTGTCTAGTAGGGTCTTAAGTAGTGCAATCTCACTCATCTAATCTTCCTTCTCCTGCCTAAGTAGGCTCCATTTCTATCCCAATTAAAGAACCTCATTGCAAAAGGATAATAGTACCATCTCATATTCTGTGATTTACCATTGCTCCAACACTCCTTCACTGCACCCCACTTACCTGCCTGACATAGTCCTACACAAGCAGGGTAGGTCGTTGGTGGGGGGAGTTTGAAGTTTAGCTTTGCCCTGTGTATCTGCCTTTTTTCCGATCTTAGCCACATAGAGCTGTTAGTAACTCTTTATCATCTGGCTTTTTATACTTAATATCATCCTGTAACAGCATAGCAATTGTGTCTATCCCAAGCCAAGACGCAATCTCTCGTTTGTAGGTCAAGGTCTTGACAGAAGCATCCCTGTCGAGTGCCACAATAATACGGGTGAAATCTTCAAGATATTCCATATGTTTCACGCTCATTGTAGTACCTAGGATGGCTACCCCTGTGACATTAGGACACATACTACATATAGTGTTTGCACTAATAACGTCCTCCACAATAACAGCAACACCATTAGGTTTGGCTGGGGAAGTCATATAAACCTTAGCCCCTCCAGTATATTTGAACCATTTGGGTATCGAGCCATCTAATGCTCTGCCTACAGCATCAATAAGCCGGGAGCCCTCATAGATAGGAAACACGGCTCTCTTGTCTCGAACATCATATCTTATGTCTACTCCCTCCAACCCCCAATAAGATATAAAACCATTTAGTAATTTGTTGTCACCTTTGTTTGATACGACATAGGATGGGACATCCATAAGATCTAATTCGTGGCAGGTATCATCTTGCCAAGAACGGTCATCTTTATTTTTATTGAATGCCTTTCTAATTTCTGGGGCTGTCATACCCTGGAAGGAGGCTCCACTACTATTGCAACTTACCCTAAAGCAATTCCATACATAAGTACCATTCTCAACCTTTAGTCCAAGTGAACTATTATCATCGTTACAGTCGGGGCAGTTTATCCGTACTGACTGCCCCTCTGTTAAGTCTAATGTGTCCAGTAACTTATATACTCTACTCGCCATCGAAAGCATCTACCTTGTCTAGGACACTGGTAGCCCCTGCCAAAGTGTTCTGTATATAAGGCCTCAGAGATGTAATATTCTTATGCCCGGTTACCTGAGTTAAAGACACTATGTCTACCCCAGCTTCTACAGCCCTCGTAATCAGTGTACGCCTTAGATCTCTAAGTAGTAGGTGGTAGGGCAAGTTAGCTTGTTTATAGATAGGCTTGATTAACTTAGATACTTCCTCAGACCTATAGTGTGAATGAGTCTGGTTCCTGATGGGAAGAGGCCTGACACAAACGTAAGGAGATTCCTCCCTAAAGGTTTCTTGCTGTTGCTTAAGTATATCTAGCAAGGAATCCCTCAAGGGTATTGTCACTGGTACTTGTGTCTTGCTCTGTATTAAATGCATGGTCTTTGTTTCAAAGTTAATGTTAGACCACTGAAGCTTACGCATATCACCTAATCGTTGCCCAGTTCTAGCACACAAATGTCCCATAAGTGCCAGGCTTCTCCATTTATACTTAGAGTAGCCTACCTCTAGATAGGTCTGTATCTGTTGTTGTGTCCACCTTACATCTCTTTCAGTGTCAGGTATCATGTCAACTAAACCCATAGGATTGCTAGGAATAACTTCTTGCTTCCTACAATAAGTAAAGACGACAGATAGACTGCGATACCTCTGGTTAGCTGTTCTTACACCTTTCAGTAACCATTTCTCGTAGGCATCATTAAGTTGCTTACTGCCTATGTTCTTAAGTTTGTGCTCACCTAGATACTTATTGCTTATCTTTGTCTTACTGGATGCCCTATTCCAAGCCATGTAATGCTTTTGAGATAAGGGTTTAAGTGTCCTAAACTTATGGGTGTCATAGTATATTTTAATAGCATCATCTAATGTATCATTTTCTTTTAACATCTGTATCTTCCCTCTTCTTTATGTGTCTACCATTGATTATCCTATGCTCAGTAACTGCTAGTGATACTGAAAGCCATATGAAAAATATAACAAAGCCTATGATTAGCAACATAAAACAATTATTAATTATAATATCAAAGACCATGTTTAATAAACCTCACGTTGTAGGTAATCTTACCCATGATAAAATTAATAGTTGAGTGGCTATAAACATTTTTAGTTTCTCTCTTATGTATGGGCATATCCCTACACTCGTCTACTTCTATATATTCTACGGTATCTGGCTCTTTAGGATGGCCTAATGTTAACCCTCCAATAATAGCCCCGCCTATAGCCCCCTTATCATCATTGGTAAGTAACTTACCTAAGACCCCACCAATAACTGCACCACCGAGTCTTTCACCAGCAGTAGGTGTATATGCCCTTCGCCCAGGAACCAGAGTAGGAACTGTTCTAGTAGTGCATCTTATATTAAGGTGAACCGAGTCATATACCTGCACAATTTCTGTAATACGTTCATAGTGGTCTGTTATTCTACCATGAGTATAACCACCTGGTTTATCCTCTGCCATAAAACTGTCAGCTCTACCCATCATAGCGACTAAGATAAGAACAACGGTCACTGCTATTATAGTTAATACTTTTCTCATTTGCTTCCCTCTCTGCATTTGTTTTCGTGTGTCTTCCATTTTGCACCTTTCCTTTGGTTTTCTGTTTTCCAAAGGGGTTGTGTGTTTTTAAAATTAAAACATTCTTTTTGTACATCGACATTTACCGCAAAATCATTGTTGCAATTTATAAAATCTTGTACAGGTCTGATGTGGTCTATCTGCCATTCACCATAATTATCAAAAGACATACCCTCTTTAAATTTGGAGGATAAGTACTCTCTAAAATCCAGTATAGTACAACCTAGTAAGACTTCGGTTCGATGGGCTTTTTTTCCTGCACAGTTTTTCATAGCCATCCTAATTCTAGACCTCATACTTCCTGCAATTCTAAAATCTAAATCAGTAGCATTTCTATAATTTTGGTAATCTACATGATACTTTGCTGTTTTCTCTGGGTCTTTAGCACGACTTGCTCTAGACCTCTCTAATTTTTTATCTGGAGTTAATAGATGATAATTTTTACTAGCCCTAAAGATAGCTTTTTCTTTAAACGAAGGGTCTTCCTTATAACGAAGGTTGCTTCTTTCTAATGCTTTCTTTGCCAGAGGAATTTTATTTCGTTGCTCGTAAAAC